CTTCAAGCTGACGGCGCTGCCGGCGCAGGGCTATGACGGGCCGGTCCCCGACTTCCCCCTGCCCGGCGCCACCGGCCGTGAGGTCGAGGTGTGGGAGCAGGCGTGGCGCACGCCGCAGGCTTGTGCGTGGTCCATGCCGTCTGAGGCGTGGCGCTCGAGCACGGTCGCACTGTGGGTCCGCACAAAGGTCCGCTGCGAGGCTCCCGACGCTGGCGCTGCGCTGCTGGGCCAGCTCCACCGTTTCGCCGACCAGATCGGGATGACGACGGCGGGTCTGGCCGAGATGGGCTGGAAGGTCGCCGTGGATGAGGTCGCCGACCGCCGCGAGGAGCCTGCTCCCGAGGCGCCGGCATCGCCTGCCCCGGTGCGCCGGATGCGAGCCGTCAGCGATGGGGGCTGACCCGGCCGAGTTCGTCGTCGACTTCCCGACGCTCGGTGACTTGTGGTCGGCGTGGATGGAGCGCCACTGCCGCGTCCCTGACCGGCACGAGCGCGGCAAGCCGTTCCGCGAGTACGACTGGCAGTTCTGGTGCACGGCGAACCACGGGCGCATCCGTCCCGAGGCGACGCACGACCCGGAGACGCCGCTACTCAACCAGGCTTTCTTCTATCGGCGCTCGCAGGTCATCGCGCCGCAGAAGATGGGCAAGGGTCCGTGGACCGCATCGCGGGTGTGTCTCGCCGCTGTGGGGCCGACGGAGTTCGCCGGCTGGGCCAAGGCGGGCGACCAGTACCGATGCGAGGACTTCGCGTGTGCGTGCGGCTGGACCTACGACTACCTCGAGGGCGAGCCGATGGGCCGCCGCCACCCGTCGCCGCTCATCCAGATCATGGCGACCTCTGACGATCAGGTGGCGAACATCTGGCGCCCGCTGGTGTCGATGATCGCGCTCGGCCCGCTCAAGGAGCTGCTGCTCCCCCGTGGCGAGTTCGTGCGCATCGTCGGCGAGTCCGGCGACCGGGACATGGACCGCATCGACCGCGTGACCGCCTCGGCGAAGTCGCGACTAGGTGCGCCGATCAATGAGGCATTCTTCGATGAGTCGGGCCTCTACACGAAGACGAACAAGCTGGTCGACGTGTGGCAGACGATGCGTCGTGGCGCTGCCGCGATGGGTGGCCGGTCACTGGAGACGACGAACGCCTTCGACCCGTCGGAGAACAGCGCCGCGCAGATGACGCGCGAGTCACAACGGCCCGACATCTTCCGCTACTGGCGCGACCCGGACGAGATGCGACGCCCCGACGGGACGCTGCTCTCGTTCAAGAACTCCCGCGAGCGGCGCCGCATCCTGGCGCACGTCTACGCGGGCGCGGAGCACATCAACATCGACTCCATCGAGGCTGAGGCGCTCGAGCTGATGGAGACCGACCCGGCGCAGGCCGAGCGGTTCTTCGGTAACCGGCTCATCCGTGGTGCTGGCTCGTGGCTGCCTCCGGGCTTGTGGGACGGAGCGTGGGCCGATGCACTGGCTGCCGCCTCCTGAGCCGGGCACGAGCGTCTGTGGCGGCTTCGACGGCTCGGACGTGGACGACGCAACGGCGATCCGACTGGAGACTCGCGAGGGCTTCCAGTTCACGCCGCGTTACGGCCCGGACAAGCGCCCGACGATCTGGCTGCCGGCCGAGTGGGGCGGCGTCACTCCTCGCGACCAGGTGCGCGTCGCCTGGGAGGAGATCAACCGCACGTACCGGCTGAAGCGCGTCTACTGCGACCCGTTCAAGTGGGCCACCGAGCTCGACGAGTGGGACGCGGAGTACGGGCCAGAGATGTTCCTCGAGTGGCGCACGAATCGGCCGCGGCAGATGTTCGAGGCGCTGGACCGTTTCACCACGGACCTCGCGTCGCGGGCGCTCACTCACGACGGGTGCCCGGTCACGACGTTGCACGCGCAGAACGCCCGCAAGAAGGCGGGCGGCGGCGACACGTACATCCTCGTGAAGCCGGCGCAGCACCAGAAGATCGACGCCGCGGTGACGTCCGTGCTGGCCCATGAGGCCGCCGCGGACATGCGCGCCAAGGGCTGGACCGCCAGCCGTCTCACTCGTGCCCGCGGGCGCGCTTCCGCCTACTGAGAGGGGCACGGCATGGCTGACGTTCGCTCCCCGGAATGGTGGGTCACGAGGCTGTACGGGAAGCTTGTGGCCCGGCGCGACCTCATCGACCTGTTCAGCGCCTACTACGCGGGCGACCACCCGCTGCCGTGGCTCGCACCGCAGGCTCGCGACGAGTTCCGGCGCATCCTGCGGATGACCCGCTCCAACTACATGGGCCTGGTCTGTGACGCCCCCGCGGAGCGGGAGATCATCGAGGGCTTCCGCTTCGGCGAGGAGGGGCCTGCCGACAAGGAGACGTGGCGTCTCTGGCAGGCCAACGACCTCGACTCATACTCCGACCAGGGCATCCTCGAGGCGCACATCACCGGCTACGCCTACATGCTGATCGCGCCCGGCGCCTCGCCTGACGTGACGCCGCAGGCGTGGATCGAGCACCCGTCGCAGACCATTGTCGAGTTCGAGCCGGGCATGGGCCGCAGGGTCCGCGCTGCCGGCTTGAAGGCGTGGCTGGACGACTGGACCGGAATGCTCCACGCCACCCTGTACCTGCCCGACTGGATCGTGAAGTTCCAGGCGAAGCCGGCCGACGACATCAACAAGGTCGTCTGGGAGCGGCGCGAGGTGCTCGGCGAGGACTGGCCGGCGCGCAACCCGCTCGGCGAGGTGCCGCTGGTGGAGATCGCGAACCGTCCCCGGCTGCTGCATGGCGGCGTGTCGGAGATGGCTGACGTGATCGACATTCAGGACCGCATCAACAAGACGATCGCGGACCGGCTCATCACGCAGGACTACGGCGCGTTCCCGCAGAAGTGGGCGACGGCGTGGCCCGAGGAGGACGAGAAGGGTAATCCGACTCCCCCGATCGACGTGGGCCGTAACCGCATGGTCACGACGGAGGTCAAGGAGACGACCTTCGGGCAGTTCTCCGCGGCCCCGCTCGACCCGTACTCGACGGCGAAGCGCGAGGATGTCAAGGACATCGCCTCACGGACCCGCACCCCGGCGCAGTACCTGCTTGGGGAGATGAGCAATGTCAACGGCGAGACGCTGAAGGCGTCCGAGTCCGGACTGGTGTCCAAGGTGCGCCAGTCGTGCCGGACGCTCGGCGAGGACTTCGAGACTGGCGTGAAGCTGCTCCGCAAGGCGGCTGGGCTGGGCGCGGACGACTCCGCGATGGAGACGATCTGGCGTAACCCGGAGTACCGCACCGAGGGCGAGCTCACCGACTCGGTCGTCAAGAAGTACCAGTCGGGGCTTGTGTCGTTGCGGCAGGCCCGCGAGGATCTCGGCTACACGGCGACGCAGATCGCGCGCATGGAGTCCGAGGACGTGCTGGCGTCGGCGAACGACCCGATCCTTGCCGCCGCGAACAAGCTCACGGGCGGCGCTGGTGCTACCCCAAACGGTCAGTGAGTACCGCAGGGCGCAGCAGCGTCTGATCGTCGCGACGGTCGGCCTGGTGCGGCGTGAGTGGCGCTCGATGGGCGACGATCTGGACGCCTCCTGGGCGAAGGTCGGGCCACGACTGACGCTGCTCACCGCGTCGGCGCAACTCGGGTCGGCCACGGCCGGCAGCGAGTACGTCGCGGCGGCGCTCACCGCGCAGGGCACTCCGGTCGACGCCGAGGCTGCCGTGAACCCGCGGGCTCTCGCCGGGATCGCGTCGGACGGGCGCTCGCTCGAGTCGCTGCTCTACAGTGCCGTCGTCCGGGCGCGGTCCGTGAAGGCCGACAACCTCCCGCAGCGACTCAATGCGGGCGGCGCGTGGCTCGACCGGATCGTGCAGACGCAGGTCGCCGACGCCGGCCGGGATGCCGCCAAGCTCGCCGTCACAGTCCGCCCCCGCGTGCTGTGGGTGCGGGTCGTGTCGCCGCCGTGCTGCGGCCGGTGCGCGGTCCTCGCGGGCCGCGTCTACGGCTTCTCGCAGGGCTTCCAGCGGCACCCGCACTGCGACTGCACGATGCTCCCGCAGACCGTCGCGGACCCGTTCGCGGCCGGTCGCACCATCGACCCGGCCGACGTGACCGACCTGACCGGCAAGCAGAAGGCGCTCATCGCGTCCGGGCAGAGCCTGACCCGCGTCGTCAACGACCACGCCCGCAAGCGTGGCGCGTTCAGCGACTACCTGCCGCCGACCCGCGTCGACAAGATCGTCGTCCGGGCCGGGCAGCGCGACAAGGCGATGGACGCACTGCGAGCCATTGGCGCGATCGCCTGACCCCACAGACCACCCCGGAGGCGCGAGGCCCTCGGGACTTCTCCGCGATGGAGGAACCATGCCGGAAGCCGGCGAGCAGAACACGACCGCAACGACCGATACCGCGATCGCGGCCACGGACGGAGCGCAGCAGGACACGTCCGCGACGGACGCGCACGAGGAGCAGCTCGGCGAGGGTGGCCGCAAGGCGCTCGAGGCCGAGCGTGCCAGCCGCAAGGCGCTCGAGAAGCAGCTCCAGACCATGCAGCGCGAGATCGAGAAGACCCGTCAGGCGGGCATGAGCGAGGCAGAGAAGGCCATCGCCGAGGCCGAGGTGAAGGGCCGCACCGCCGCGACCGCGGAGTTCGGCAAGCGGCTCGCCAAGGCCGCACTCGACACCGCCGCCGCGCGCCGCAACCCCGACTTTGACACCGCCGCGCTCGAGTACGTCGACCTCTCCCGCTTCGTAGGCGACGACGGCGAGCCGGACGCCAAGGCCATCGCCGCCGCAGTCGAGCGGCTCGTCCCAACCGCCAGCGGCGCCGCCCCCGGCTTCGACGGCGGCACCCGAACGTCGGCCCCCAAGGGCGCCGACATGAACTCCCTTCTACGTCAGGCCGCCGGCCGGGCGTGAAACCCGCAGCACCAGTCCGGCATGGCTGGCCTCGCTGCACAACTCAGTGACCTAGGAGGTCAGCAACCATGCCTTACAACAACCTGATCAGTCGGACCAGCGCGCAGGCGCTCATCCCGGAGAACGTCTCCAACGACATCCTCGGCGGCCTGTCGAACGACTCGGCTGCCCTCCAGATGTTCCGCCAGGTGCGGATGGCGACGAACCAGACCCGGATGCCGGTGCTCTCCGCGCTGCCGACGGCCTACTTCGTCAACGGCGACACGGGCCTGAAGCAGACCACGCAGGTCGACTGGTCGAACAAGTACCTCAACGTCGAGGAGCTCGCGACCATCGTCCCGATCCCGGAGGCCGTCTTCGACGACGCCGGCTTCGACGTGTGGGGCAACATCAAGCCGCTCCTCGTGGACGCCATCGCCCGCTCGCTCGACGCGGCGGTCATCTTCGGCACCAACAAGCCCGCCTCCTGGGCTGGCGCGCTCGTCACCGACGCGACCACGGCCGGCAACGTCGTGAACCGCTCGGTGGGCACGCCCCGCACGGACAAGGCTGGCATGGCTGGCTACTTCTCCGACGCCTTCGCACAGGTCGAGGGTGACGGCTTCGCCGTCAACGGCGTCGTCGCGAACACGTCCTACAAGGGCCTGCTCCGCAACACCCGCGACGCCAACGGCCAGCTCCTCGCCGAGGTCAACCCCAACTCCGTCTTCGGCGAGCAGGTCAAGTACCCGATGCGCGGCCTGTGGCCCGCCTCGGGTGTCGGCGCCGCGGAGGCCATCGTCGGCGACTGGTCGCAGGCGATCCTCGGCATCCGTCAGGACATCACCTACAAGGTCATCACCGAGGGTGTCATCCAGGACAACGCGGGCGTCATCCAGTACAACCTGCCGCAGCAGGACATGATCGCGCTCCGCGTCGTGTTCCGTTGCGCGTTCCAGACGGCGAACACGCTGAACTACGACAACGCGAACGCGAGCACCCGCTACCCGTTCAGCGTGATCAAGCAGGCCGCCTGACCAACCCCAGTGATCCAGCGCCGCCCGAGAAGTCGGGCGGCGCTGGGCTACCACCGAAAGGAGCAGTCATGGCTGCGAAGAAGGATGGCGGCGCCGACGAGGTGCAGGCCAAGGTCGACGAGGCGCAGGCCCAGGGCTTCGAGGGTGTCCGGGTCGACCCGACGCCCCTGGAGAACTACACCCTCGGCGGCGTGACGTCCGGCAAGCCCACCCCGGAGACGGACGACAAGGCCGCGGCAAAGGCCCGCGAGGCGTCGGCGGGTCTCTGATGGGCACGCCCACTGTGGTGCCCGGCTCGGCTTCCGAGTCGGCCGGCAGCGCGGCGACCAACGGGTTCACCGGCTGGTCCCCCGAGGCGGATCGGACCACCTACACGGTTCGGAACGGCAGTGACGGCAGTGTCGCCACGGCTTACGCGGACTCGACGGCCTACGCGGTCGGCAAGTCCGTCACCTACAACGGATCGACCTATGTCGTGAAGACGGCGGTCGGGGCCGGGAACACGACGAAGCCCGACGCCAATGCGAGCTTCGTCCCGGTCGACAATCGGCGCGGCGCCGCGGAGTTCACCTCCGCGACGGCTCGCCGGAAGCAGTTCTACCGCTCTTGACGCCACACGGGAGGGCAGTCGACATGGACCCCATCAAGGCTGCCCTCCTGCGGCGCCAGCGCGATCCGCGCAGCAACCGCGCCGAGTCGAACGGTTACTCGACGTGGGCGAAGCCATTCCTGCAACCCGCGTCCGAAGCCCCCGCCGCCGCCGTGAAGGCGGCATGGGAGCCGGTGCGCACTGGTCAAGCAGTCCCGATGCTCGGCGAGGAGGTCGGCTATGCCGAACCCCGTCACCACGTCTGATCTGAGCGACCGGCTCGGCCGCTCCCTGACCACCACTGAGGAGACCACCGCAGCGGCGCTCCTGACGGACGCCTGGTCGGTCCTGATGGCCCGCGACCCGAGCATCGACGGCCGCCTAGGCGCATCGTCGCTCGACGAGAACCTCGTCCGCGTCGTGGTTGCCGCGATGGTGCTGCGAGTGCTGCGCAACCCTGACGGGAAGCGGCAGGAGGCGATCGACGACTACTCATGGACTCGCGACACGACGGTCGCCGCGGGGAGTCTCTACGTCTCCGATGACGAGCTCATGCTGCTCGCTGCGCCCTACACCGGCCCGACGCGCGGCTCTGTCCGCATGGTCGCTTACGGGGAACTGTGAGCGCCACGTCTGCGGTCGTGCAAGGGCGCGCCGCCGCAGAGGCCAACATGCTCGACTCGTGCGTCATCACCGGCCCCGGTGCCGCACCCGTGTGGGACGACGCTAACGGCCGGTGGACGCCGGCCACTGGCGGCGTCCTCTACGCCGGCAAGTGCCGCGTCACGACGCTCGACCTGCAGCCGACGGACGCGGTCGCGGGCGACGCCGTATATGCCGTCACGCGCCCGCGCGTCGACCTCCCCGCATCCTCCCCCGGCCCGTTCCCTGCTGGCGCCGTGGTCACGTTCACGGCTGTCGGCCCGTCCTCAGACCCGGCACTCCTGGCGTCCGTGTTCAAGGTGGTGCAGGAGACGTCGAAGAAGTCCTACGCGACCGCCCGACGACTCGCTTGCGCGGAGGTGACCAGTGGCTGACTTCGACTTCTCAGAGGTGGAGCAGCTGGCCGACTCGCTCAAGGCCGCGCCACGCAAGGCCGTTGTCGAGGCTCGAGCGGTCATGCAGAAGGGGCTGCTGAACGTCAAGCAGCAGCTCCAGCGGGAGGCGTCCGGCGTCAAGCACGCCCCCGGCTTCTCTCGGACGATCACCTACGACACCCACGAGACGGCTACGGCCATCGTCGGCGAGGTCGGCCCCGTCAAGGGTGGTGCCGGTTCGCTCGCGCTGCTCTACTTCGGCAACAGCAGGTCCGGTCCGCGCCTCCCCGACCCGAAGATCGCGGCCGAGGCTGAGGCGCCGACGATCGCGGAGTTCCTCGCGAAGGTGGCGGGTGACTCCCTTGGCTGACGAGCTGACCCCCATCAGGCAGCGGCTCGAGGCGGTCTTCGGGGCGGCGCGGAAGGTCTAC